TGATGGGCTGTCAAGTGATTTGTTTCCAGTATCATGGGAGGCGTTGAGAAACGCCGTTTAGAGTTCACAATTTAGATAAATAATAGACTATGGGTTGCGATACCCAGTAGTCATCCTTTGTGAATTCTTATTAATGTATCCGAAATGGTTATAACAAATGTACTTGACAATTGTGTTGAATTGTTGTATAATGAAAGATACTTTTACAAAAGGAGAAAACTAAATGGCAGGTGAAAATTTAGTAGCAACAGTAAAGTCTTGGATTGGTGGGCTTACAACAGTAAGTATATCAATACTCGGACTAGCAATCGTACTACAGGTTCTTTTTGGAGATTCTGTAGTATTTGTACCTGTTGATGTCATTGGAAGCATTTCCAATATAGTGGCGTCTTTGGGTAGTTCGGGATTAGTAGGTCTAATCACCGTCGGTGTGATCTATTGGATCTTTAAACAAGACTAATAGTTTTTAGAGCATGGCGGGGGAGGACTTCCTCCCCCTATTGCTTATAAGTAATTGAACAACTATTCTTTGAAAGGAGAAAAATAAATGAAGAAGTTTTTAATGGCACTTTTGCTTATGTCACCTATGAGTGTATATGCGTTGAGTGTAGGTGTTGAACATGATGCAAATGTATCTTCACATGGTGTTACTATTGGAGTCGATCAAGATGGAAATAAAGTTTCGATCGGTTCAAGTGGGTTAACATTTTCTACTAGTGATACTGTAGATTTTGGTGTAGCTTATTCTACATCACTCGGCGGTCTAACTGGCGGTGTATCTTATGATTACACCAATGAGAGTGACCATGTACTAGGTGTTGATACTTCAGTTGCCCTTTTGGGTATAGATTTTGATGCTGGTTTTGATTGGAATGTTAATGATTCTGATGTAACTGCTGCAATAGGAACAGGTTATAGTCTCTTTGGTGTAGATGGAAGTCTTACATCGAATTGGGATATTGATGATTTTGCATATGAAGGTTTTGATGTAGATGCTGGTTATACTTGGGCAGTCACAGATAATTTTTCTGTACGGCCGAACGTAACAGTTCCCTTTGATGATGATTTCACCAGAGGTGAGTTGACAGCAGGTGTGTCAATTAGTTTGTCTTTTGGGTCAACTTCTACGGAATAACCCTTGACAAAGCTATTAAGCTGTGTTATACTTAATAGACATTATGAGATGTTTGTGGATAAAATAAAATACGATTAATACGATAATACGGAGAATACGATTATGAGTTTTGCACAACTCAAAAAAAAGCTCGGGCAAATTTGACCAGTTACAGACAGAGCTTGAAAAACTAAACAAACCTGTAACAAATTCTTTTGACGATAATAGGTTCTGGAAACCAGAGCTCGACAAAACTGGTAATGGTTACGCCATTCTCAGATTTTTACCCCAAGCCGATGGAGAAGAACTTCCTTGGGTTCGGCTTTGGAGTCATGCTTTCAGTGGACCTGGCGGTTGGTACATTGAAAATAGTTTGACTACTATCAATAAACCTGACCCTGTTTCAGAGTACAATACTGAACTTTGGAATAGTGGTATAGAGTCTGACAAGGACACTGCTCGTAAACAGAAGCGTATTTTGAAATACTACGCTAATGTTTATATAGTCAGTGATTCTAAACACCCAGAGAATGAAGGGCAGGTACGTCTATTCAAGTTTGGTAAGAAAATCTTTGATAAGATTACCGAAGCTATGAATCCTGCATTTGATGATGAAGAAGCTTTGAATCCTTTTGATCTTTGGAAAGGTGCAGATTTTAAATTGAAGATTCGTAAGGTCGATGGTTTTTGGAATTACGATAAGTCAGAATTTGCGTCACCTAAAGCACTCTTGGACGATGATGAGGAACTTGAAAATGTTTGGAAAACTGAACATAGCCTCAAGGCATTTGTTGAGCCGACTGAATTCAAGTCCTATGATGAGTTAAAGGAGAAACTACATAGAGTTCTTACCGGTTCTGGCGTAGGTAAAACTACAGCAGAAGTATACTCTATAGGTTCAGGCACAACTACGGTTGAAGTTGATAAAACTATGCCTACTCCTGTTCGTACGGAGTCAGCTCTTGGGAAGAATGATGCACCCAATGATGATGAAACATTGTCTTATTTTGCAAAGTTAGCTGAAGAAGAT